AGGAGTCACCGCCATAAACCTCGACGAGGTGCCGACCTTCAGGCAGCTCAACGCCGACATGAAGGCTGCCGTGCTGGCCACCGGCATCAAGGGTGAAAACCTATGCTTCGTCATGACCAAGGCCATGGAGGCTATCCTCGAGGGTACGCCCATCAACGCGCAGGGCGTGTTCATGCCCATCGTGCAGGATCACAAGATTGCCGGCGTTCCGGTGTACACCTCCAACCGTATGCGAGATGCCGACGGCACAGAGAATATCGCCATCGGCGACTTTCGCTATCAGATGGCCGGATTCTTCAACCAGCAGCGCTTTATCGTGGATCCCTACAGCAAGGCACGCAAGGACTGCTGCGACTTCGTGCTCAACACTGACTTCTGCACCAAGACCCTGCGCCCCGAGGCTTTCAAACTGGGCAAGGTGGCAAAAGCATGACAACTGACATTCACAAGAGATGGCACTACCGATAACGGACTTTGACCTTTTCAAGGCGCAATGCCGCGTACCTGCGGAGATAGACCTCGACGACGCTATACTGTGGCAGTCGCTGGAGGCGGCCGAGGAGTGGGTGTTCGGCCGGACAGGCCTTGACATAGAGGAATACCGGGAGGCCGGCAGTTGCGGCCTCAACGCCTATGGCAACCCCGTGAAGAGCGTGCCCGCCGACCTGCGGCAGGCTATTCTCGCCATGGGCGCCCACTTCTTCGCTCATCCCGAGGCCGCGGAAAACGTGAACCTTTATCGCGTGCCCTATCTTGTGGAGTCGATAATATCGCGTCACTGGGTGTTCCGTGACCCGGCAACGGAGAAAGGAGCGCGGTCATGATGGCGGGACGGCTCACGGAGTTCCTGGAACTCTATGACATGGAGAAGAGCGTCGGCGACTTCGGCAGCGGCGAGGTGAGGTACACGCGGCGCGAGACAGCGCCGGTACATGCCGGACTGCGCCGCCAGAGCGGCAAGAGCCGCATGAGCGGCGGCGAGGTCTTTTCAGCCTATGACGCAGAGTTCGAGGTCCGCGACATCGTGGCCGTCAAGGAGGGTGACCGCGTGAAGCACCTCACAGGCATGAACCGCCTCTACCGCATCGACAATATCCTGCCGCACCACAAACGTGGGATGAACATCCTGCAGTGTTCCAAGGTCAACGAGTGATGGAGATTAAAAGCGACACCACGCGTTTGTGGGGGATGCTCAGGGAGCTGGAGCCTAAACGACAGGTGCAGGCGTTGCGCGGCGGTTTCCGCAAGGCGGCGCAGGAGGTGCGCAAGACCGCCGTGCGCAATCTGGAGTCGTCCGGACTCAAAGGCGATGTCAGGGAGGTTGCCAAGGGTATCAGGGCCGTGGTATACCGCAAGGTTGCCGGATTCAAGGTTACGGTAGGAACCAAGAAGCAGAAGCGTGCCGACTACAGCGGCATGTCGAGCCGCGAGGCCAACAAGGCCAAAGCCCGCAGACGGCTGCGTATCGTCCCGCTATGGGCGGAGGGCGGCACATCGCCGCGAAGCACCTCACGGGGCTTCTCACGCGGCTCCATGCCCGCCTTCGGCTTCATGGAGCGTACCGACAGGGATACCGAGGGCTACGTCGGCGAGATCATTCGCCGGAACGTGGCCGAGAACATAGACAAGACAGCAAGGAAGTATGGAAGCAAGACAGAATAGGACCATCCTCAGCGCCGGCCTTCTGGTAAACGCGCTGCTGCGGACGCTGCCGGAGGTCAATGTATATCCGGTGATGGCGCCGGAGGAGGGGGAGTTTCCCGCCCTGGTGTACCGCCGTGCCGACATGGCCGCCCATCAGGTGAAGGATGGCAGACCCGCCGACACATCATACATCGAGATGGAGATATGGACGCGGAGCTATGCCGAGGGCATAGACATCGCCGAGAAGGTGCGTGCGCTATTCGACAACCGCCGGACCCTCAACGAGACGGCCGGACTGTACATGCGTTCCTGCTTCCTCGACAATGCCTATGAGAACGGCACGCAGGAGGGGCTGTTCGTGCAGTATCTCCGATTCGTGATTAAAGTATAAACCAATAAAACCAGCAATATGGAAAACGACAATCCTACGGTTCAGTCAGAACCTGTAACGGCTCCGGCCACCGGATACAAGAACGGCTCGGACATGCTTCTGAGCCTCGACGGCAAGTGCATAGGCCACTGTACATCCCACAAGATACAGTACGGGTCCGACACCAAGAGCCACAATGTGAAGGCTCCCGAGAGCGAAGCGGCCACCGGCAGCGCCCTCTTCACTGAGGAGACGGTGACGGGACTCAATTACCAGATAGACTTCGAGGGTCTGGAACACAACGAGGAGACGGAGAACTCCGCCGGACTCATACGCAAGGCATGGCGTGCCGCCAAGCCTGTGGAGGTGAAGCTCTTCGAGCGCGGCAAGAAGGAGACGCCTTACCTCGTGGGCTACTGTATAATATCCTCCCTCTCGGAGGATTATCCGGCAGCCGACGACACCTCTTTCTCGGGTTCTCTTAAGAACTGTGGCGCACCGTCGGTGTTCACCGCCTGACGCAAGGATGGCGGGGGAGTGATCCGCCGTCGTCCACTGATAATGAACCCTAAAACTTTTCACATATGAGCAAGATAATGGTAGGCGGCACAGAGCATGATGCCGTGTTGACGATGGGGACGCTGGTACGGTTCCGCGACAAGGCCGGTTACGACTTCCTCAAGGAGCCGGGCCGCATGGATGCGGTGGGACTTGCCATCATGGCATGGGCAGGCATAGCCACGGCGGCGAAACGCGACGGCAAGGAGTTTGACACCTCATGGGAGGAGCTGGCCGACTCGATGACCATACCGGAGGTCAACGCGCTGCAGCAGTGGATCGAGCGTGAGACTTCCACGGGCGACTCTGACGACACGGGCAAAAAAAAAGCGAAGAGCCGTTAGGACTCGTCGAGCTGATAGGGCTGGCGCTGGGAGGTGTGGGCATGAGCCGGAGCACCTTCATGGAGCTGACAGTTCCTGAGCTTACCGAGGTGCTGAAGTGCTGGCAGGAGAGCCGCAGAGTGTCGGAGCGTACGCCGTGGGAGGTGATGCGGGTGCAGGTGGCGATGACGCTGCAGCCTTTCGTGAAAGGAAAGCTCGACCCGTACAGGATATTCCCTTTGCCGTGGGACCGCGACACACAGACGCACCGCGTGCACGACAAGGCCGAGCGCAAACGGCAGCAGAAGCGTCTCAGCAACTATCTAAAGACCGGACGATGGGATTGAAGTTAAATCGGGGATGCCGGATCACTCGTGACTCCACATAGCCATTACACATCCCGGAAAAAGAACAAATAACACCGTGCAGATAAGAATGATTATGATGTCGGTGCAGTATTTAAGATATAATGGATTGATGATAGTGATTACTACAAGAAAAATAAAGAAAATGATAGAAAGCGTAGCGCCGGCTACAAGCATAAATAAGCCAATTATGTTTGCTTTTGTCGCTTTCTGTTCGACTTTTACAGACTCTATTTTTATGATGGAGCATTTATCTTTGGGTTGTTCGATATCTACAGTATCCTCCAACACTATTTTCACAGTTGCGGATTCATCTCTGGTATTTTCTGAATCGGATTTATTCATAAGTCAACAGTTATAACTCTTGATATTATAACGCAAAGGAGTAAAAAAACAATATAAAAAAATCATATGGCGGACAGGACAATATCGATAGCCTATAAGGTGGAAGGTAACGAGGGCGGCTTCAAGAAGCTTGTGGCCAACGCAAAAGATATGGAGAATGCTATCGGTGGAATTGCTGAAAGAATAAAATCCAATATGGTTAATGTCAACCAGATAGCCATGGGATTCAGCAATCTCAGTAATGCTTTCAATGATATAACAGCCATATGTTCCGACCTTTCCAAGGCATATGCAGTTCAGGAGGAGGCCGAGACGAAGCTGGAGACGGTGATGCGTCAGCGTATGGCAGCCACCGACGAGGCCATACAAGGGATAAAGGAATATTGTTCATTGCAGCAGGAACTCGGTGTCATCGGCGACGAGGTGCAGCTGGCCGGCGCTCAGCAGGTAGCCACCTTCCTGAAGAGCGAGACCGCCCTCCGGACTCTTATCCCTGCC